ACTAGCGGGAAAGCCAAGGATGGCGAAAACAGGCAGGAAGCAGAAAATTGGCAGCGAACAGGCTGACGCTGCGCCTAGCGATTCCTACGAACTAAAACTCTATAAGCAGCAGCGCGAGTTCTTTGAGTGCCAGAAAATATACAAAATTTTTCTGGGTGGCATTGGTAGTGGCAAGAGCTTTTGCGGCGCGGCAGACATTATTCTGCATTCCGAACCCGGCGATTTTATAGCGGTCCTAGCGCCCACGTTCCGCCAATTAATGCTCTCGACATTTCGCTCTTTCAAAGAGGTGGCGCAGAAGTTCGGTCTCTGGGATGAATCGCAATACAAAGTCACAGCCAACACCGCACGGCTCAAAAACGGCGTCGATGTAGTCTTTGCGTCCGCCGACGAACCGGACAATTTCCGCGGGCCCAGCTTGCGACGGATTTGGATGGATGAAGCCGGGCTGATGAAGGAAACCATGTTTTCGGTGGCAATCGGCCGTCTCCGCCAATACGGCAAACAAGGTTTCTTGTCTGCCACCTTCACGCCGCAGAGCAAAGAGCATTGGACGTTCAAAGTTCTCTACGACAAAGAAAATCCGAACCTGGGAATTTTCCACGCCACCACGCTCAACAACCCATTCTTGGAAGCCGCCTTCTACGAGAACCTCAAGAAGCAGTACCCGCGCGGCGAGGCCGGACAACTCTTGATGTTGCGCGAGCTTGAGGGCCAGTGGGTGAATATGTCCGGTTCCGAGTGGGGGCCGACATACTTTGGCGAGACGATGTGGTTCAATAGCTGGCCCAACGCGCGGACCAACGACCGCATTGCCACGCTTGATACCTCTAAGGGAATCGGCGGCAAGCTAGGCGACTACTCGGCCTTCATCCTCATGCAATCCTACGACAACGCGCTATGGGTGGAGGCTGATATGGACAACGCCCGCAACACGACGCAAATCGTAGACCGCATGTTAGACATCCAGCGCAGTTTTCGTCCGCAGGCGTTCGGCATCGAGGAAGCCTTCGGCGGCGGGATTCTTGCTGACGCTATGGACCGCGCAATTCAGAACCTCCCGCCGTCCTTCAAGCTGGCCTTCAATCCCGTGCTTATCCCCACGGGCGGATTCCGTAAAGAACACCGCATTCACCGGCTCGGCCCGTTCATCACCAATGGACTATTCCGATTTAGAAAAACTCCCGGCACTCGCATCCTCGTCAACCAACTAGAGAACTGGCCTGGCGTAGACCACGACGATGGGCCGGATGCCTTGGAAATGTGTACGCGATTAGGCAATGAAGTCGGTTGGTTTGATGGCTATGACGAGCAAGAAAACCCCGCCTCCAAGGCGCTGCCGTCCGACGCCGAACTAGCCGCCGCACTCAACTAAACAGAAAGATTGCCGTGAAAAAGCGAAAAGAACCGATCATCACCCCTCCCTCCCATCTCCGTCTCGGAAAGCATCCCGCGCGGCTAGACAAAGCTGCGCCGTGGCTCCCCCATTACCTCACTAAGAAACTCCCTAATCCGCCTGCCCGTATTAGTTGGGTGGATGGGATTACTGATTGGCCGGACTTTGAAAATGTTGGAGATAGTGGGATCGGGTGCTGTACCGTCTCTGCCGCCAATCGCCTGATTGAGATTTGGAGCAAGAATTCGACAGGCACCGAAAAACTCATCCCCGACTCAGCCACAGTCACCGCCTACTCGGCCATCTCCGGCTACGTGCCCGGCAATCCAGCCACCGACGTGGGTGCCGATCCGCTCTCTGCGCTGGCCTACTGGAAGTCAACTGGCATTGGAGGAGATACGCTGACAGCCTACGCCGCCGTGCCGTACAAAAACCAAACGCTGGTTAAGCAAGCCATCCAACTGTTTGGAGGGTTGTATTGGGGTGTTCTGTTGCCGTTGACAGCGGTTAATCAAACAGTGGTAGGCGGAACTTGGACACTCAAGAAAACCAAGGGTAATGGCGCGCCAGGTTCCTGGGGTGGACACGCATGCGTCCTGTGCGGGTATAACGCCAACGGCCTACTCTGCGTACCATGGGGACTGCCAATCGGGGTTATCACCGTCACTTGGCCGTTCTTTGAGGAATATTCTGACGAACTTTACGCCTGCCTCTCCGCTACGGATTGGGCAGAGAATACAGTCGCCCCGTCTGGCTTCAATCTGGCGGCATTATTGGCGGATTTGCCTAAAGTTTAATTTACGCATAGCAAAAAACAGGCGATTTAAGCATTTCAACTGCGCGCTCCGCGCACTCGCAACACCCGAAAGAGACCGACGGAATGGCAAGTCACATCATCGCACCGCACGAAGACACGCTTCTCCAAGAGGCGTTGGCGCAGGTAGCCGCGCTCAAGGAATCTGCTGGGGAATTCATGAACATGCACCAGTCCGCCATCGAGCAGGGATGGTTCTACGATGAAGGCAATGCCATTGGCGCTGGCATGTGGGGCGGCGGTTTCGACTTCCGCACCGCTTGCGCCATGGCGTTTACGCACCCGTCGGCAACCACCTGCGTCTTTCTAACCGAGAGTCAGCGGCGATTGGTAGTGGCCCACTCCCGTGCTTTCTGCACCCTGAATCCATATTGGAAATCCGTCCGCAATGCCCGCATCAGCTACAACGTGGGAACGGGACACGTCTACTCCATCACTCCCCGCCGCCCCGACAAGCCCCTCAATGAGACTACCCGCTACGATTGCCTGCGGGAATTGGAAATCTTTCGCAAGGTCAATAAGTGGAGGAGGAGGCAAGGCGAGAAAATCACCCGCCTCGACCGCGACGGCGAATTCTTCCTGCGGCTCTTTGACGACAACGACGACGGCATACTCCGCTGCCGCTTCGTCGAACCCCTGCAAATCGCCAACCCGACAGGCAAAGACGAGGCACACGGCGCATGGTTCGGTATCCAGTTCGATGACACGAACTACGAGGAACCAATCTGCTATTACGTCCAGCCTATGAATTTCAACGGCAGCCAAATCAGCGCCGAACAAATGGAGGCGTGGGAAGAGGGGGTGGATGCCGACCACATGCAGCACCGCACGGCCAACGTAGACATCAGTTCGCCGCGCGGCGTGCCCACCACCTATGACCTGGCCCCGCGATTGGAGCAAGCCAAGACCACGCTCATTGGTATGGGAAAGATGGTGGACGCACGGGCGCGCATCGGCATCATCGCCAAGCACGTCAACGCCACGGTCAAAACCGTGCAACGCCTGGCACTGCGGAATCTTGGTCCTGCCGCGACGAAAGAGCGCGGGTCGTTGAGAACCGTCTTTGAATCTCCCTATGGAGGACTCTGGCGAACGAATGACCAGACCGAGTACGAGTTGCCGTCGCCTAACTTGGAGACGGATAAGATCGTCCATTCCATCAAAGCCGACGTGCAAAGCGTAGCGGCGGCCGTGGGGTTTGCTGACTTCGTACTAAACGCCGATGGATCATCGAGTCACTCGAATTCTCTCGTAAAAGAGGGTCCAATGGACAAGTCCGTGGGGTGTTCGCAGCAAGACCTCATCGACGACGACATCGAGGTTATGGAGCGGCACTTACAACTGGCGGCGGAACACGGGCGCATCCACGGCGCGACGGCAGACAACGTGTTGGAACTGGCGGCAATCAGCGTCCAGCCGCCTACCATCATCGCCCGTAATCGCATCCAAGAGGCCCAAGCCGACGAAATCTACAATCGCATCGGCGTGGAATCCAAGGAAACCATCGGAGAAAAGGCGGGATTCGATCCCGACGTAGAGCAAGCAAGGCTGAAGAAGAACCCCACCTTGATCCAAAAACAGACAGAACTCAATATGCAGTTGGCGAAAGCCGGACTCAAGGCTGCTGGAGGCGCAGGCGGCGCACTGGATAATAAGCGGAGCCATCAACCACCCACGACGGCTCAGGCCGCGGGCCGCGGAGTGCCGGCAGGAGAGGAAGTAGGACCCTCGCAACATACCACGAATCGCGCCGAAGAAAGCCTTGACGCACTACGTACCCAATGGCAAGACGATCCCACTCCCGAAAACCAGCGCGCGCTGATCGAGGCAGAGGATAGGCTGCGAGTGGAACGCGGTGAAGAATTGATTGAATCCGTAGAGGACGTAGTTCTGGTGGAAGCCTGCGATGAATCCCATATCATCGACGGACTCCCGGATATTCGACAGGCTGACCATTTTTCTTGCGGAGCGGCCGGAAGCGATTGCATTGGCCGTCACTTTGGCATCGGTCCACAGACATTAGATGGGTGGAAAAAAGCACTCGGCACCAACGACAAAACGAGCACCGACCCATACGCCATCGTCGCTTATTTCACGAAACTCGGCGCGCGGGTTCACGCGAAAACCCATATGACGGTTAGCCAACTTGCCGCCGCCATCAAGAATAATAGCCCGATCCTCGTTTGTGTCCAGGATTACATGGACGTGAAAGAGAAAGAAGGCTTCGCTATGGGCCACTATCTGGTTGTGGAAGGAGTCATCGGGCAGAAGCCAAACAGGTTTATCATTTGCCAAGATTCCAGTGCGGAAAACGCGGCTCATGTTCCCGGTGGCGACGTGCCACCAGCAGAAGCCGACAACACCGGAAGCATCGCTGATCTTGGGCGCATCATGGTTCCTGAAAAGCGATGGCTAGAATGTTGGCACGACGAAACATCTAGCGGCGTGAAACTGATCCGCTTTGGAATTGTCGTTTCAGCACCTCCCAAAGGTGGCACAGTCGCCGAACCGGACACGGGGAGCGGAAGTTGACCTTGACTCGCCACCCCGCTTTCATCTATCTTCGCCATTAAGAATGGAACATGCACCATGCCACAAGACAGCTATCGCACTCTCGCCCAGGACATAATCAAGGCCGTCAAGGCACACGTCGAATTGCAGGGAGGGCAAGCCATGCGAGACGCCAGTATGGCCCATTGCCGCGAATGGCAGTCCCGACTCGACAAGCTGGACCGGGAATGCACGCGGGTGTTGCACGGCGGACTGGAACCGCTGTCCCACCTGCCGAAGAGGGATTGAGGGATGACCATCATTGTTGTCGCCTTGTTCGTTGGCATTGTTCTAGGCGAGTTGCTCGCACGGAGGGATGAGTAGTGAAGAAAGCCATCGCGGGGGTTGCGCTCAGCGTCACCTCGACGCTCATTGCCGCTGGATTATGGGCAGTAATTCGCACTCCCATCCAGCATCAGATACGGCAGGTGGAAACACCGCCGGCGCAGGCTGTCGCAACCGTGCCTGAACAGCCCGCGTTGACGCCGATACCGGCACCGCCACAACCAACATTGGCACCCCCACCGCCCGTTCCGAACTAGGAAGTGCATTTAGCCGAGCCGCAAGTCACTGTGCTTGAGGGAGTACAATACCCCCCAATCACCATCGTTTCGCCAACACCACCCAAGCCAGTCCGGAGGGAAAATGACCATCAAAAACTTCGTCACCAGCGGTAACGGCGGCATCGCCAAGAACGAAAACTCACCGCATATCCCCGCCGATGATTCCTACCGTAAGGTAGCCGTGGAGATTATGCGCGCGATGAGAGGCAACATGGGTGCCCGCGCCAGAGAATGGGCGGCGCGGATCGAAGCACTCGACTTGAAGCAAGCCGCACCCCCTCCATCGCCGTGACGAAACGAAACGCGGGAAAGCCGCGCCGATCACCACCCGCTCCACGGAAGAAGCGGCCTATCAAGAAAGCCAAGCAACTCAAGGAGGAGTACAATGGCAAAGAAAAAGCTACCCGCCAAACCGGCAAATAGTGCCAAGGTAATCATCGACGAAATTCTAGGCGTCGATCCACGCGG